CTACTCTGAAGCAGTGGGAGCTGGCTCTATAGGTTTACTAAGGATTCGCAGGAACCCTTTACCTTGCAGAAAATTACGATAGGAGTTGACGGCTACGGCCTGCGCTTCCCGTGCCACATCGCTGCCGGCGGCAATTATTTGGCCCTCTTCTGTGATGATTGCCAAGCGCCCGGGCTTGCCGTTGATGCTGACGCTCAGTCCCTCATGGCTCACCGCGCTGATTTGCACGCCCTCGATGGTGCCGGTGGGTTGTGTACCGATCATGCCGGTGCCTCCTCTCGGCTCTTGCGGTATGGCCTAGCCGCGACTAGGTCGCTATCAGCTTGGAGCATTTCGCCACCGCTGCTCTCTGTACGAGCGATCAGCTTGCGCGTCACTTCTTGAATCTCATGGGCAGTCAACTGCTGCAACTGGAATTCATGCAGGTCAATAGCGGTGGTGAGGGCGTCCAGCTCGTAGAAGTGCACGGCGCTGGGGTGCCAGGCGCCGCCGGCGCGGCAGCGTGCCAAGTAGGCTTCGCATGCGGCCTGGGCGCCGTCGAAATGTTCGGCCAAGCCGTGGACGATGCCCCCGCGTTCTATCTCCTGGGCCACCTGGATAGTGCTGTGCATGACGGTGGCGTGTAGCTCCGTGGCTGTGCCGGCGCGGATCTGCGCGAAGCATTCGCGCACGGGGTCGATGATTGAGGCGATCTCTCTGCTCGTCAGCTTGGTGCCGTGGTGATTGATCACGGCAAATGTGTCGGGTCGGCCTGCCCAACGGCTGCGGAATGGTTTACGGCGTCCGTTCATGCCAGGCTCTCCAGTTCCTTGGTATCGAAAATTGCAGCCTTGGCCACGGTGCCAGGCTTGCCCGAAAACTCCACTCGCCAGCCGTCTGCTGTGCATGCTGTGACGGTGCCTTCCTGCCAGCGGTAAGCGCTCTCCAGATTGAGCACACGCACACGCTTGTGCACGATAGGGTCTGCGGTGTAGGGCTCCAGCTCCTCGGGCTCGAAGCCTGAGCGCTGGCCCACGCCGGCGCCAAATTCCACGATCAGCGACAGATGACCAGGCCGCACCACGCCCACGCGGCCGCACTCTTTGCGTGGGCGGCCGGTTGGCCCCTTGAGGCCGGCTTTCACGCGCACCAGGTCGCCGCTGTGAAACTCGGGCACTTGGCTGGTGGCTGCTTTATCTGCTGCCCCGGTGCCGGCGTCCGCACTGTCCAGGCCATCGTTAGCGGTGGCAGTCTGCGCGGGCGCAGACTGCTGCACGTCAGGGGTCAAGGTGTGGTCAATATCAGCGGCCGCAGGGGAGGGCGGCAGGCCCTGCGCAGCGTCAGCTGCGACTGGGCCTGCATCGTCGCCCTGTGCGGCTGCAGCCGCACCTTGAATAGGTGCCTGCGCGTCAGCGACAGGCACCCCCTTCGCGCGACTCTCGCCAGCGCGCGCAGCGGGGTTTAGGGGTAGATCCGCCTTCGGGGCGGCAGGTTTGACGGGGGCAATCTTCGGCAGATGCTTCTCGGCCGCAGCCATCTTGACCTCTTTGATTACAGCCTGCAGGCGTTCCTGCAGCACAGCGCCGGCCACCAGCATCAGGCCCTCATTCGGCGTGCCGTTGTAGGGGTTGTGCGTGGCGCGGCTGTCGCCCTGCATGATGCACAGGAGCTGCAGGAAATCGGGGTTGACGGTTTCCTTGGCGTACTCGATCAGCGCGGCATGGGCACCCACGCGGTCGAAGCCGAGTACATCAGCAATGGCCTGTGCGTCGTCGGTCCCGAGGCTTTTGACGGAGCGCAGGGCGAGATAACGATGCACATCCAGATTGAAGGCCGGGGGCTGTTCGGCATTAAGGGTGTTCCACGCGCGATCCAGCAGGGCATCTCGCCATGCCTGTTCAAATTTGGCCTGTGCCTTCGCTTCGGCCTGGGCCTTTTTGGACTCGGAGAACTGCCGCGCTTCCTTGGCCACTTTCTCGGACGCCTTCGCTTGGCCGTCCACGATCTTCAGCAGGCGCAGCACCGTCTCATTGGGCAGGGCGTCCACAAGCTCGCCCTTGCGGCGCGGGCTTTCGATCTTGACCGGCTGGATGCCCTCGGCCTTCATCTGGGCGCCAATGATTTTTCGCAGGGGGTAGTCGCCTGGGCTGTCCTCGATGGCGTCCAGACGGCGATAGCCAAGAAGCTTCTCGTTGTAGCCCTGGGCCTGAAGCTCTTCGGCTTCTTTGCCGATGATGACCGTGTGCCCTTTGTCTTTGGCCTCCTGCACGATGCGGGCCGTGTGCGCTTCGGCCTTGGCCTCGTAGCACGGCTTGTCAGTGCAGATGTCTGCACGACCCATTTCCTTTTTCAGCTCCGCATTGGCGCCGGTGCGCTTGCTGCAGTCCGCGCAACTGCCAGCGGAAGGCACCAGGGTGGCGTCTGTGATCGTGAACTTGGCCCGGTCCAGGCGCACCATGTACTCGTTTTGCACAAGATCCTCGCACGCGCGGTAGCTGGGCTTCTCCCCTTGCCAGTCGGTGCGGGTGATGTCTTTGAGTGCTTTGATTTGAAGTTGTGCACTGGGGATGCGTGCCAGCAACTGCGCGCGGCTGAAGTCAATGTCCCCTTTGCGCAGCACCTCGCGGACCTCTTCGCACAGGTCGAGGATCTTCATGACGTTGAAAACGTAGGTGCGGCTCTTGCCCACGTCCTCTGCGATTTTCTCGGCCGTGGTTTCTCCGAGGTCCAGCAGTTCCCGGTAGCCTTCGGCTTCTTCGAGCTTCGTGATATCGGTACGCTGCAGGTTCTCAATGACGGCCGCCCGCAGGGCGTCAGCGTCCGACATCGGGCGGATCATTGCGGGGATTTCGGCCACGCCTGCGAGTTGGCTGGCGCGCCAACGGCGTTCCCCTGCCACCAGTTCGTACTGCGCGCGCTCGCGCTTCTCGGCCTTCGCAATTTGCTGCTCATCGCCAATGCGCGATTCGGGCAGGGGGCGCAGCAGGATGGGCTGCAGCGCGCCGCCCGTGGCTTTGATTGAGTCGGCCAGCTCCTGAAGCTTCGCTTGGTCGAAGTGCTTGCGCGGGTTGCGCAGGCTCCGTGCAATGCTCATGACGGGCACATGCAGCATCAGGGCGCCTGCGCCAGGGGTGGGCATGGCGGCGGTCTGGGTGTCGTGTGTGCTGGTCATGCTGCAAGTCCTTCCTGCTGGCCCTTGATGCCGCAGGCGCGGCGCGCTGCGTTGCGGACCTCGGCTGTGACGCTGTGGCCGAACTCCTCCGGGTCCAGTAGATCGCGCACCAGGGCAACGCAGGCGGCTGTGTCGGGATCGACGCGCGGGCTGTCATAGATCACGCGGCGGCAGGCCGGTTGCCGCTGGATGTGCTGGATCATTTCCAGTGCTGCGGATTCTTGGGGCGCCAGAGGCGCGCCTACGCGGGGTGTGCGCAGATCCGATTCGACTTGGACTGCACCAGGGCCGACATGCTTGATTTCGATGACGATTGCTTTAGCCATGAGCGGCCTCCAGAAGTTGCATTTGGGGTTGGATGGGAGCGGGCTCATGCAGGGGCTGTATGTCGCTGCAGTGGCCCAAGGTGTGGCGGATCTGGTGGACGGGCGCAGTGATGGATACACGCATACCGCGCTTGAATGACTTGGCGCGCTGCTGGGCCTGCGCGCGGGCTGCTGGCGGGTAGACCTGCTCGGCTTTGACAGGCAATTGGCCGGGGCCGTCGCTGTCGATCAGCAGGCATAGGACTGGCATGGGTGTGCTGTCCACGCCCTGGGGCAGCGTGCGCACTTCGGCGTCCTGCACCAGGGTGCCGGTGATCAAGATCAGAGCCATGGCGCGCCCCCGAACTTGATGGCAAGGAGGGCGCCGAACATGGCCAGGACCAGCCAGCGCAGCACGTTGCGGCGGACGCGGCGCGCACGGTAGGGACCATCCATCTCGAACGGTGGGGGGCTCATCGTGCGGCCCTCGCGCTGATCGGGCGGCTGTTGCCGAAGAGGGCCATGGCGCGGGCGATGGCATCCGCTGCGCCCGTGGCGCGGATCGTGTGGCGAGTCCTGCCGCATGTGACGGTGTAGAAGGCCATCACTCACCCCTTGCGTCGTCAGTCAGTTCGCCGCCGGCCAGGCCGGGAATGGACATCAGCACGTCGATGACGTGGCTGTCCGGGGGCGGGATGTCGAGGGCAATGTATGCCTCGCCGGCGGCCTGCAGGATGCCTTGCTGCAGCCGAGCGGTGGCTGCTGCACACATGGCGTCCAAGTCGAACTGAGGACGGCGCTCTGGCCTCGCATCTCGCAGAGCCCCTGCCACCATGCTGTGGTAGAAGGCCGCGCGGAATGCGCCGTCGAGTCTGAGGGCTACGCACGATGCCTGAGTGCAGACGTGTGCACTGGTTGCGGTGCTTGGATTCAGTTGTTTCATACGCTGCACTCCTTGCCTACTTGCTCCAAGCAGGCGAAAAAAAACCCGCCTGGTTATTGGCGGGCTTGTCCTGTTGAGCACATGCGGCACCCCAGATAGGGCTGCTAGGATTCAAATATTTCGGAGGAGATGCTATGAAACGTCTTGGGTGGTTGCTCGCCAGTATGGCGACGCTTTCGACATTTGCAGCTGCTGATGAGGTCTCATACCGCAAGCAGTTCGGAGATTGGACCGCCGTAATTACGGCCAATGCCATGACTGATGAGCAGGTCTGCGGTGCGCTCTATTCAAAGGACAGCAGCATCGTTTATACGAGTAGAGACAGCTTCAAGGTCAACATGCGCGGCAAGGGTGGTGCATCGTTTTTCCGGTACCGCTTCGGTAAGTCCGTTCCGAGTCATGGCGAAACAGTGACCGACGACGAGAACAGCGTGATCAGCGTCCCCGTTTTTATAAGCGAGGTGCTAACGTTGCCGAATCTGGTAGTGACCGGGGAGACGGTTACCCGCGAGCCGATAAGCATAAACATCTCCCTTAAAGGTTTGAGCGCTGCTCGTGCGGCGTTGCAACAGCGCTGTACTGGCATGGTTGCGTTGCCTTCTATGCAAGAGCTTCCCGACTGGGCTTGGCAAGCTACGCCTAGCAGGCCCAAACAGTAGAGCGCTCGAAACGAAAGCCGCCGAAGGGCGGCTTTTTTGTGTCAAGGGTGACGCATGTGCTCAACAGGTTGTTAACGATCCGGGGGGCTACCCCGGTCGATGCAGAGGCGCCCGCCTGAGCGATGACTCAGGCAGGCGAATTACAAATCAATTTGTTGAGCTTGTCAACAAGGCAATTTGTAGATCAAGGGAGTGTCCCGAAGGAGGCGTCCACGACGATCCCGGTGAACGTGTCTCCGGCTTTCATTTCTAGGTACTTGTGAGGCCAGTCAGGGTTGATGGCTTCAAGGTAGGGTTTCCCATCGATGACCGTATAGCGCTTGAAGGTCGCTTCGTTGTCGGCTTCCCTTCGCGCGATCACGAACTGACCAGGCGTGGGGTCTTTGTCTGGATTGACGAACAGCAGCATGCCCTCCGGGAACGAGTAACGCCCCTGGGGGTTGGTCATGGATTCGCCGCGCACTCGGAGCACATATCCCCTTGGCCCCAGGTTATGCGGGCTCATGTACCACTGCTCGGCCTGGTAGGGCGTGAAGGCTTCGCAGTTGCCGTTCCAGGCTCCAGCTTGCACCCAGGTGATCAGTGGATACAGGGCGCCTTGTCTAACGTCCGGGCCGGGTTCCACATTAGCGGGCGTGGAGATGTCTGATGGCGTGCCGATGCCAGTAGCAAGCCAGACAGCGTTAACGCGAAGCGCTTCAGCGATCTTCACAAGGTGTTTGCTGCCGGTGGCGTTGTTCTTTGGATCGAGCAAATACTGGATCGCTTGCGGCTTGATGCCCACGGCACGCGCCAGTTCGCTTTGGCTGCTCATGCTTGCAAGTTCCATGGCGATGCGGATGCGTTCTGCAAGTTGTGGGCTGTGTTCTGACATGAGGGTGATGCTACAAATTTCTTTGTTTTATCGGTTGCAAAATTCTTTGTAGTAAGATACAAAGCAGCTTGTTATGACTCAACAAACTGCTTTGAATCCTCACGATGCTCTGCTTGCTGCCATCAAGAAGGCGGGCGGCCAAGCCGCGCTTGCTCGTCTTATTGGGAAGAAGCAGGGGCATGTGTCCTATTGGCTGGACTCTGGGAACGGTGTCCCGGCTGAGTATTGCCCGCTCATCGAGGAGAGCACAGGTGTTCTTTGTGAGCAGTTGAGGCCGAGAGTCCGGTGGGATGTCCTGTTGCGCCGTGGTGCTCATGCGGCAGGAGATGCCAATGCATAGCCTTTTTTCCCGCTCCAGCAATCGGCAACGTCGCCCGGGATTCGTCTCCTTCCCCAACTTGGTGCCGCACGCGCGGGAAGGCGTGTGCGGCTTGCGTTGCGGGCTGGAGTGGGACTTTCTTTTGGTCATGACTGCAGTGTCATCGGCACGAGTTGCCGGCGCCATCCTGAAATGACCTCGATTCAAGGGGGACGGCTATGACACGCCGATATTCCGCTGCCGATTGGCGCGACATCTTCTACAACGCGGTGCGCGAGGCGCCGGGCGGCGTGACTGCTGCGGCCGCGTTTCTCACGGACCGGCGCGAGAAGGCCATTCACCCGGAAGACCTTCGCCGCCGCCTGCGTGGTGCTGACGGCGAGTCGCTGAGCACAGAAATGCTTGAGTTGCTGAGCGAGTGGCTGATTGACATGGGCAGGCCGGATGCCAGGCGCTGGCTCCAGTCTTTCAACGCGCGGTTCTCGATGGCTGCGGCGTACCTGCCGCCACCGCCAGAAGGTGGCTGGGCCTGCGAGGCCTCGGCCATCAGGCAGAAGGTCATGCAGATCACAGCAAAAAACGGTTTGCTCGCCGGGATCTGCTCCCGCGTGACGGAAGACAACCAGATCGACAGCACTGAGTGCGATGAGCTGGAAGCGGGCTGCATGGAAATCATCGAGCTGGTGTTCCGCCTGCGCCGCAATGCGCGCCGTGCTGCTGGCAGGTCGGAGGACTTCACATGAGGCCTGCAGGCGAAGTGAGCACCACGCTGCTGCATGTGGTGGAGAGCCTTTGGACGCCCGAGCGCGGTCCAACGCTCAGCGAGATTTCAGCGGCGGCTGCTGTCGCTGGTGTCGCGGTATCTGCGGCCCGCACCACGGTGGCCAACATGAAGCGGTATGGCCGCCTGGTCATTTGCGGGGAACGCAAGGTGCCAGGGCGCAATAGGCCAGCAGCCGAGTACGGGCTGCCCCAACCGATTTCAAAAACCGCCGCGAACGATGCGGCTTTCGGCCTGGCACAGGCCATTCAACTTTGGGGGTAGTTCTCTGATGGGTTCGTTGCATGTCGTCGGTGTTGGGGACGCCGATGTGATGTTTTCGTGGGTGCGTGGAGGCCGCTATGTCTGACGAAAAGCCAGCATCGCCCGCCGTCCCGGTCCCGGTGTGGGACAGCATTCCCGCTGAGCTTGCGCAGCGTCAGCAATGGGTGCTATGGAAGTTTGAATGGGATGCCCGTCGCTCGGCATGGCTCAAGGTGCCGTATTACGTGGGTGGAGGTCGTCGCTCCGGCGATCAGGGCAGCGACAGGGACCGCCAGCGGCTTGCAACATTGCCGGTGGTGCGTTTGGCCTTCGAGCGCAAGCAGGGGCTTGCTGATGCGTGGAGTGGGATCGGCTTCGGCTTCCTGCCGGGCGATGGACTTATTGGCATCGACCTGGACAAGCATGTGGACCCAGCCACCGGGGAGATGTCTGAGCGCTGCAAAAAGATCATTGCCGCCTTCCACACGTTCACGGAAATTTCACCCAGCGGCACGGGCGTGCATCTGTACCTGCAGGGGCATACGCAGACGGCCAAGAGCAATGACATCGGCGTGGAGATGTTTTGCGAGCGGCAGTATTTCACGGTCACGGGCAGGCATGTGGCGGGCACGCCCTTGGAGGTGTCGCAGGCCGATGAATCGGCAATCCGCCGCATGCACGCCACGATTCAAGAGGCGAAGGAAAAGCGGCAGGCGCCTGCATCTCCCCCGCCTTCCCGGCCAGCGCAGCAGGTCGCAGGGGTCGGTGAGGGCCGCAATGATTTTGCTCACGTCAACGAGCAGGCGATGCGTGCCTTGCACGTCTGGGTGCCTGCCCTGTTTGGCGGGCGTGAGCAAAGGAGCCCGAAGGGCTATCGCATCACATCCAAAGCGCTGGGCCGAGACCTTCAGGAGGACATCTCCATCCATGCCGATGGCCTGGACGATGGGATCATGGATTGGGGTGTGGCGGATATGGGCGATGCGCGCGGAGGCCGCCGCTCGCCCATTGATCTTGTGATGGAGTGGGGTCCTGGGACGGCCAAGCCGGCCGAGGCCTTGAAGTGGCTCGCTGGCGTGCTGGGCATCGTGCTCCAGCCCCCAAAACCAAATCGCGCGAACGAGCGTGCTCCCGCTGGGGGGGATGCTGTTGCGCCAGGCGCTGCTGAGGCTGCTGCTGGGGACGGCGGCGATGCCGACAGGCCCAAGAAGGGCAAGCGCAAGCCGAGCCATGACGGCGAGTTGACGGCGCTCTATGACAAGTTGGTGTGGGGCAAAAACTCATACATGGACTGCCGTCCCAACGTGATGTATTGCCTTCAGCTGGACCCAGCCCTGGCGGGCCTGGCCCGATACAACACCTTCACGATGGCCGTAGACCGCAGCCGCGAGGCGCCATGGGGACGGGAGGCGGGCGCCTGGGATGAAGAGGACGACATGATGCTGGGCGAGTACCTGCTGCAGTCGCACTCGCTCAACATCAACTCCAAGGGCACGCTGCGGGACGGTGCTGTCATGGCAGCGCTGCAGGACAAATACAACCCCATTGAGGAGCTGATCCGCGCTGAGGTTTGGGATGGTGAGCAGCGTCTTGAGCACTGGCTGACAAAGGTGTACGGCATTGAAGAGCGTCCATACACGCGCCTCATCGGCAAGTGCTTCATGATGGGGTTGGTCAACCGGGCCATCAACCCGGGTTGCAAGTTCGACTACATGTTGATCATCAAAGGCGACCAAGGCCTGAAGAAAACTTCCGCTTGGCGAGCCATTGCCTACCCCTACTACACGGATAACGCGATTCGTGTTGGCGATAAGGACAGCCAGCTGGCCCAGCAGATGGCCTGGATTGTGGAGTCGGCCGAGCTGGAGTCTCTGAATAAGGCTGAGTCCACGGCGATCAAGCAATACCTCTCAGCACAAGAGGACTGGTTCCGCCCGCCGTATGGCGCGCAGATGGTCAAGTCCAAGCGCCATTTCGTCAACGTGGGCACCACGAATGCCGACACCTTTCTGCGTGATGCCACGGGTGATCGCCGCTTTTGGCCTCTGGAGGTGCGCCAGGTCAACGCGGACGCACTGATCGAGATGCGCGGCCAACTGCTGGCCGAGGCGCTGCACCGGCTCAATGCCGGCGAGCGCTATTGGCCGGACAGGGACGAGGAAAAGACCCTGATCTTTCCTGAGCAAGAACCTTTCAAGCGGTCCGATCCGTGGGAGGACCTGTTGGATGCCTATGTCAACGGCAACGATGGCCTGCACGTCAACGATCCCGCTCCGATGCGGCGCCAGTTCTTCCCGCGCACTGAGCTGTACCAAGTGCTGCAGATCAAGCCCGACCGGGTGGACAACGCGGGCCAGATGGACACGCGGATCAGCAATGCCATGAAGTCGTTGGGTTTCAAGGTGCACAGGGAAAGCACCGGCCTGCGCAAGCGCGGTTTTCTCCGGCAGCCCAAAGATGCGGTCACCCCCGCGCAGGCGGGCGCTTCTACTGCGCAGGAAGCCCCTCAGTGGCCCTACGACGCTCCGGGGGAGGGTGATGACCTCCCGATCTGATTTCAACGCTGTGGATCACAGCGGGATGCCTCGCGGGCTGGTCACGCCCCGGCTGGGTGGATGCGTCTGCATCCGCGTTGCCGGTCCTGTCGCCACCGCCGTCCTGCCGTCCACCGTTCGTCCACCCCGGGGTGGACGGCGTAAATGCTTGATTTTCCTGGATGAATCGGCGATCCGTCCACCCGTCCGTCGCCGCGTGCAGACGTGTGCACATGGGCGTGTGTGCGGACAGGCGGGCGCGTGTCTGCGCGCTCGCGTGAGGGCAGTTTTTTATTTTTTTCTGTGGTCGGGATGGACAGATGGACGGATTGAGGATTGGCGCGGGTTTGCGCCGTCCTCCTCTCGTCCACCAGCCGTCCATGCCGTTGATCTGTTGGGGAGTTGGGAATGAACAAACCAGCCAGCTTGAGGGACCGGATGCCGGAGACGGCGGATTGGGTGGACCAGAAGCGCGTCGAGTGGGGTAGGGACTACGTGGACTCGTGCATCCGCCGATCCTTGCGCGGCGAGCCGGGGTGGTTCTATGCGATGGAGGGCGGCAAGGTGCTCGGCACGCCCTGGCCCATGGATGCCCTGGCGCCATTGGTCGGCAGCGGCACCCGCACAGTGGCACAACTGCAGGCTGCTGCGGTGCTGCTGGGCGTTGGCTTCGCTGGGTTCATGCGTGAGCCGGAAGGGAATGCACATGGCGCGCATTGAGCGGATCAGGCAGCGGCTGGAGAACTGGGCACTGTGGAGATCCAGGCTCGACAGCAACAGCCTTGGGTATCACACGGTCAACGTGCTGGCGGTGGATGTCTGGGGACGCAACAGCTACAACGGCAGCCAGATCCCGCACGTCGAGCAGGAAGCAGAGGAGACAGACCAGGCTGTGCAGGAAATGGGGCAGGCAAAGAGCCACCTCCGTGCAACGGTTTGCGACTACTACTTGCGAGATCTGGGTGTTTCCGAGATTGCCCGCAACATTGGCAAGGGGCCTAGCACTATCCATGCTCAGCTTGGCCAGGCAGACCAGTTCATCGACCGATGGCTGCAGGAGCAGCAACGCATCAAGGAAGAGCGCGAGGCCATGGCCCGTGGCCGCGAGTACATGCGGCGCGCGGGGAGTTTTACAACATAGAGAGTTGGGCTACATTTGCGGCAAGCTAGTGCTCAGTGACCCCAACCACTGGATACATGCCAGCCCCGCCCGGTGCAGACCCGGCGGGGCTTTTCTTTTGGCTTCACAGGAGACATCGCCGTGCCATCAGCTGCCCCGCGTCCGTGCTCGCATCCGGGCTGTGGCGTGCTGGTCCGCGATGGCACGGGCCGGTGTCCAAAGCATCCCAAACAGTCCTGGGCAAAGAAGCCCACAGCCGCCAAGCGCGTGACAGGCCGCAAGCTCCAGCAACTGCGCAAAGAACTGTTCGAGCGTGAGCCGCTGTGCCGGCCCTGTTACCGCAAGGGCGTCGTGACCCTTGCGATCCAGCGGGACCATGAGATCCCATTGGAGGAAGGCGGCACGGATACCAAAGACAACGAGCAACCCATTTGCGCTGCATGCCATGACGAGAAGTCAAAGGCGGAGCGGGCGCGTGGGGTGCGGCGTGCGTGGGCTGGATATCGGGAGGGGTGAGCCCGCCCGAGGGTGGGCCGGCCGGGCCAGGGGTGCCCGGTCGGCCGATGGGGGCCGAGGCAGGGCCGAGGGGGTAGGGGGTGTCCGAAGTTTCGGCCCTTTTGTGTGGAAACCGACCGCTCCGTGGAATTTTTGCACGCGCAGGTTTCGGGGGGTGGGGGGTAGGAGGTAGACCATGGGACGACGAGGCCCGGCCGCGAAGCCGGTAGAGCTGAAAGTGCTGGAAGGCAACCGGGGCAAGCGCCCGATGTCGGTGAACCTGGACAGCACCTTTCGGCCAGAGGCGGGAATGCCACCAGTGCCGAAGGGCCTGAGCCCTGGCGCGCGCAAGGTGTGGAAGCGCCTCGGCGCGGAGCTGCTCCGCTACAACCTGATATCGGTTGTGTATTCGGACATCTTCGAGGAGCTGTGCGAGACCGTTTCCGATGTGAAGGAACTGCGCCATTCGCTGCGCGCCCGCCAGAACCTGCTGCGGGCCGAAGGCAAAGACCCGATGGGTGCCTTCGAGGTGACCAGCCCGAACGGGATGCCCATGCAGCACCCTCGTTACCAGATCCTCAAAAGCGAACGGCAAATGATGCTGTCGCTGCTGGCCAAGTTTGGCCTGAGCCCGGCCGAGCAGGCCAATGTGACAACCGCCATCCGTGCGCAGCTGCAGCTCTTCGAGGGCGAAGCGCCGAAGGATGAGCAATCCCCGGCTGCGCCCGCTGCCGCTCCGGCCTCTCCGCGAGGGTTCACCGACTTCGACTAGCTGCCATGACCCGACCTCAAGCCGAGTATTTCGAGCGCGCCAAGGCCTACGCCAGGCGCGTGACCGAAGGGCAGGAGGTCGCGGGCAAGTATGAGCGGCTGGCCTGCAAGCGGTTCCTGCGGGAACTGGACCGCCAGGGTACGGAGGGTTTCCCGTATGTGGTGGACGTGCGCCTGGGTGGCCGGGCCTGCCAGTTCCAAGAGCTGCTCTGCCATATCAAGGGCGAGTGGGCCAAGCCGGTCTATGAAGACGGGATGGTGCGCTACGCGAAGATTCGCCTGGAGGACTGGCAGATCTTTTGCGAGTTCAATCTGTTCGGCTGGGTGCACGCGGGCACCAGGCTGCGCCGGTTTCGCCGCAGCTACGAAGAGGTGGCGCGCAAGAATGCGAAGAGCACGCGCGCTGCTGGCCGTTGCCTGTACCTCGCCTTTGCGGACGATGAGCCCGGCGCGCAGGTCTACAGCGCAGCGACGACCGGCGAGCAGGCCCGCGAAGTGTTCGACACGGCGCGCGAAATGGTGCTGCGTGACAGCGAGTTCCGCGAGCGCTTCGGCGTCACGGTGGGCCGCCACGACATCAGTTGCCCGAGTACGGCCAGCAGCTTCAAGATTCTGAATGCTGAGGCCAGCACGCAGGACGGCCTGAACGTACATGGCGCGGCCGTGGACGAGGTGCACGCGCACAAGAAGCGCGACCTGTGGGATGTGATCGAGTCGGCGGACGGTGCCCGCAGTCAGCCGCTCATCTCGGCCATCACCACGGCCGGCAAGGACACGGGCGGTATCTGCTTCGAGCTGCGCAGCTACACCATCAAGGTGCTGGAGGGCACGCACGTCGATGAGACGTGGTTCGGGGTGATCTACACCATCGACGATGGCGACGATTGGAAAGATCCAAAGGTCTGGCGCAAGGCGAATCCGAACCTGGGCATCAGCGCCAAGGTGGACAAGCTGGAGGCCACGAAAACCAAGGCGCTGGCGACACCCAGCAGCCGGGGCAACTTTCTGACCAAGCACCTGAACGTGTGGACCAATGCCGGCACCAACTGGATGGACATGGAGGCGTGGAATGCCTGCGCGGACCTCAAGCTGCGCGAGGAGGATTTCACCGACGAGGAGTGCTACGCGGCTTCCGACCTGGCAGAAAAAAACGACTTCGCGGCCAAGGTCAAGATCTTCCGGCGCGGCGAAATGTGGTTCGTGTGCACACGTCTGTACTACAACCAGGTTGCGGTTCAGGAGAGCAAGACCGCGCAGTTGTCGGGCTGGGTGGAGGAAGGATGGATCAAGGTCAGCCCTGGCAACCTGACCGATTTCGACATGATCGCGGAAGACCTCAAGGCCGACCGCGACATGCACGACCTGAAAGAAGCCGCATACGACCCGGCGCTTTCCAGCTACTGGGCGCGCAAGCTGATCGATGAGGGCCTGCCCATGGTCGAGATCACGCAGCGCAGCCTGTTTTTCACGCAGCCCCTGCAGGAGCTGGAAGCCCTGGTCCTGGCCGGCAAGGTGCGCCATGACGGCAACCCTTGCATGAGCTGGATGGTCAGCAACCTGGTGGTGCTGACCAGCAAATACAACGAGCTGAAAAGCCCGACCAAGAACCGCAAGGAAGACAAGATCGACGGCGCCATTGCCATGCTGATGGCGTTCGGCCGTGCCTTGGCTCTTGCGGAACCTCAAACCGACAAGCGCCAGAAAGCCAAGGCTTTCTGGGCGTCATTTGCAGAAGCGAACAGCACATGAGCCCAATCCGAAAAGCGGTGCTCGGGGCGATGGCCTGGGCGCTCAAGGGCACCGACCTGACCCTGACCAACCCGCAGGGCTGGAATGTCCTGGGCGTAGGCCCGACCTGGGCAAAGGTGCCCGTGGGCGAGTTGACGCAGTTGAAGATCACTGCGTCATGGTCTGCGATCCGGTTGATTGCCGAGACCGTGGGCACCATCCCGCTGCACCTTTACCGCACTACACAGAAGGGGCGGGAGCGGGCCAAGGATGACGCGCGCTACACGCTGGTGCACGACCAGCCCTGTGACTACATGACGGCCCCCGAGTGGAAGGAAGCCATGGTGGTGAGCCTCGCCACCATGGGCCAGTCCTACAACCCGGTAGACCGCATGGAGTCCACGGGGCGCATCCTGCAGATCCAGCCGGTGCACAAGTCCCGGGTGCAGCCCGAGGTGCAGCAGGACGGGTCAATCGTCTACTGGCTCACCGACCGCCAGGGCCGGCGCATTAAGCGCAGGCGCGAGGACGTGATGCCCATCCGGGGATTCGGCGGTGTGGGTGATCTGGAGGGCTATGCCCCGCACCAACTGCACAGCAACAGCCTGGCCCTGGCCGTGGCGCTGGAAAAGTATGCGGCCGAGTTCTTCGGCAGCGGTGGCCGGCCCCAAGGCATCTTGAAGACCACGGCGGACTTTGGCGAACAGCAGCGCGATCAGATCCGCGCGGGCTTCGCGCAGTACCTCAAGGAGTCGCGGGACAAGGGCGAGCTGCCGGTGCTGGACGGTGAGACCGACTATCTGGCCATCAGCACCCCGAACAACGATGCGCAGTTCATCGAGTCGCGCAAGCTGCAGATTGCCGAGGCGGCGCGCATCTACCGCGTGCCCCTGCACATGCTGATGGAAATGGACAAGGCCAGTTACGCCAACACCGAGCAGGCCAACAAGCATTTCCTGGACTACACGCTGATGGCGTACCTGGTGCGGATCGAGGCTGGGCTCAACAGCAGCCTGCTGACGCCGGCCGAGCGTCGCGCCGGCATGTATTTCCAGTTCGATGTACGGGGCCTGCTGCGCGGCGACAGCACGCAGCGCGGCGACTACTACGTGAAGCTGCGCACGGCGGGTGCCATCACGCAAAACGAGATCCGCGAGCTGGAGGACATGCCGCTCATCGATGGTGCAGACGACTTGCATGTGCCGCTCAACATGGCTCCCTCGGACCTGCTGGGGGAGATCCTGACCCGAAACAAAGGAGGCGCCTGATGGACCGCCTGACCGCACCGATTGAAATCAAGGAAGCCAAGGCAGACGGCACGTTCACCGGCTATGCCGCCGTGTTCAACAACGTGGATCTTGGCCGGGACGTGATCATGCCCGGCGCATTCCGCGCGATGAAAGAAACGCGTGACGGCAAGGTACGCATTGCCATGAACCATGACCTCAGGCGCCTGGCCGGCAAGGCCAAGTGCACGCAGGACGAACACGGCCTGAGGGTCGATGGCCAGCTCACCCTGGGTGTGAGCTATGTGCAGGACGCCTATGAGCTGATGAAAGCCGGCGTGCTCGATGGCCTGTCCGTGGGCTTCGACATCGTGCCAGGTGGCGCCACCTGGGAAGAGCGCGATGGCGACTATGTGCGAATCATCACAGACGCGGTGCTCTGGGAATTTTCCCTGGTGCCGTTCGGCATGAACCCTGAAGCGCTGGTGGAGACCGTCAAGGCCGCCACCACGATTCGAGATTTCGAGGCGCAGCTGCGTGGCCTCGGATACAGCCAGCGCGAGGCCAAGGCCTTGGCTGCTGGCGGCTTTCAGTCGCTGGGCCGCCGGGACGGCGACCCGGACAGCGAGACGCTGGCAGACAACCTCAAGCAACTCACGCACGCATTTACCTGGAACTGAAAACATGCACTGCATTACCCGAAAGCGCGTCACTTACGCATTCCTCGCCGTCCTGGCGATCCTGGCCGTTGCCAGCGCCATGGGCGCTCCCATCGTTGCGCCCGATGCCTGGGCCGGTCTCGCTGCCGCTGGCGCCCTGCCTGTGGCCCTGACGGGTGAGGTGGGCGGCGATATCCGCAAGGCCATCGACCAACTGACCGACACTGCGAAAGCGGCCAAGGAAACCGTTGAGCAAGTCCGCAAGGCGCATACCGAGCTGGACGGCAAGGTGTCCAAGCTGCATGACGAGATGAAGTCCGGCATGGTCGATGCCACCACCAAGGCCGCATTTCAGGATGCTGTCCAGAAGGTGGACAAGGTCGAGAAGGCTTTGGAAAAGGTCAATGACGAAGTGGCCGAGATCGCCAAGAAGGCCGCCAACCTGCTGGGCGGCGGCGGTGACCAGAAAAAGAGCCTGGGCCAGATCGTGGGCGAGTCCGAAGTTTGCAAGAGCTATCGCGGTGGCGTGGCCGAGCTGGCAACCATGAATGCGCCCCTGTTCGGCAAGGCCGCGATCACCAGCGGCCCGGCAAGCGCCGGTGCGCTGATCCTGCCGCACCAGGCTGGAATCGTCATGGGGCCTGATATGGCGCTGACGGTGCGCGATCTGTTCATGGCCGTGAGCATCGCCAGCAATTCGGTGGAGTGGGTGCAGGAAAAGCTCTTCACGAACAATGCCGGCTCTCGCAATGGCGAAGGCAACGCGCTGCCCGAATCCGGCCTGACGTTCGAGAAGAAAAGCTCGCCCGTCGAAAACATCGGCCACTGGATTCCCGCCAGTCGCCAGGTGCTGGCCGACGCGCCGCAGCTGCAGGGCCTGGTCGATGGCCGCATGCGCCAGGGCCTGAAGATCAAGGAAGACGCGCAGCTGCTGTTCGGTGACGGCACCAATGGCAACCTGCTGGGCCTGACGCCGCAAGCGGTGGCATTCAGCGCTACCGGCATGCCTGCCGTGCCCTCGGGTGGTCCGGCCCATACCAAGCTGGACTACCTGCGCTGGGCCTTCCTGCAGGTTGCCAAGGCGCAGTATCCGGCCACCTTCGCGGTGCTGAGCCTGGAAGACTGGGCACTGATCCAGATGATGAAGACCAACGACGGCGCCTACATCTTCGGCACGCCCACGGATGGCGCCGCGCCGCGCGTGTGGGGCAAGACCGTGGTGGAGAGCCATGCCATGGCGGCCGACGACTTCCTGGCCGGCAGCGGCTTCGCGGCAACGATCTATGACCGCGAGGAGGTCAGCGTGCGCGTGGCCGAGCAGCATGCGGACTTTGCGATCAAGGGCATGGTGGCCCTGATCGTGGAAGAGCGCCTCGGCTTCACGGTGGAGCGTCCCTCTGCCATCGTCGCGGGCCAGTTCCCCGCGCCGTAAGCAACTCCTCAACCCTCAGTCAAACGCCAGCCTTTGCGCTGGCGTTTGACATTTCTGGAGAGAAAACATGGAAGCAGCAAAGACCTTCGAGCGCGACGGCAAGCGCTACCGCCCGGGCGACCCGTTGCCCGAGGGCCTGGACGCCGTGACCCTCGCGCACTACAAGCGACACGGCATGGTCCGCGAACCTCGCGCCAAGGCGCCAGGCCCGGCCGAGAAAAAGCCCGCTGGACCCCTCAGCCCGGCGCAGCCCCCGACCCCTCGCCGCAACAGCTCGCCCAAGCCGGCGAATACGGCAGGCCTGCAGGCGGCAGGGCAGGGGGCTGCAACAGAAACCGCGCCGCCGGCGCCGCTTCCTTCCACTGATCCCACGCCGCCGGCAGATCAGCCGGCCGCCGCTGGCGACGGCGTGGCGAACGGCGAGGCGGCGGGTGCGCAAGCGGGCGGAGCCGCACCAGTGGATGCAGCCGCAGCTCAAGAGCCCGCCAAGGAGTGAGCATGCCCAAGCCGCTGGTAAGTCTGGAGCAGGCTAAAGACCATCTCAGGGTGGTGTCCAGCCTGGAAGATGCTGACATTCAGCTCAAGCTGTCGGCGGCAACGGGAATGGCTGTCAGCTACCTGGACCGAGGGGTTTTCGCGGACCAGGCGGATCTTGATGAGGCCTTGGCTGCAGACACAGCCGGCCCGCTGCCAATGGTGTGCACGGACATGGTTCGCGCGGGCATCCTGCTGATCCTGGGCGATCTGTATACCAACCGTGAAGAGGTTGTGATGGGATCGACGGCCACGCAACTGCCCACGGGCGCGCGTGCCTGCCTGCGGCCGCTGCGGCGCATGGGGTGCTGACATGCAGGCCGGCAAGCTCAATGAGCGGATCACGCTGCAGCGCCTGGACATGGGCCAGGACAGCAGCGGCGGCATGGTGCGGCTGTGGCAGGACGTGGCAAGGGATGTGCCCGCCAGCCGGCGCGATTTTGCCGGTGTCGAGCGACCTGCCACGGGTTCCGCTGGCGGCCAGGTGGCTGTAAGCCGGACCGAATTCACCATTCGATGGATGCCAGGCATCGACGCCACCATGCGGGTGCTGCATGGTGGCGAGTGCCACAACATCCGGCACGTCAACAACTTCGCAGGCCGGCGCGAATCGCTGGTCCTGACCTGTGAAACGGGGGTCAACGATGGCTGACAAACCCGAGGTCACCGGCGTGCCCGACCTGACTGCAGCGTTCCGCGAAGTCCGCGAGGACATGGCGCAAAAGGTCTCGCGCCGCATGGTGGTCGCTGGCGGCAAGGTGATCACCAACCGCGCCAAAGCCATTGCCAAGGCAAACGGATCGGTGATTAGCGGCGCCATGGTCGAGAACATCGCCATCAAGCGCGAGCCCAACGCCCCGGACGGGACGGCGCAATACCACATCGGGGTGCGCCACGGCCGCGACCAGACCAAGCGCGTACAGGCCAAAGGCCAAAAGCGCCTGGTGGTGAGCCGGGGTCGCATCAAGGTGCGGCGCGACAACGACCCGTTCTATTGGCGCTGGGTGGAAACCGGCCGCCGTGTGGTGCCTGCATCGGTCAAGTCTGGTGTTACGACATACACGCAGCGGCTTCGCAATGGCCGCGTGGTGGTGCGTTCTCGCAAGTACGAGGCCACAAGCCTGCGTGCTCGCCGGCGTGCTGCATCGCAGGGGGTGGTCGGCCGCAAACCGTTCATCGAACCCGCGCTGCAGCAGGAGCGTGACAACGCCATCACGGCCATGGACCAAGCGCTGCAGCGCTACCTGGCCAGCGAGAGAAAGAAGGGAGGCGCATGACTGCAGCCCCGAGCATCCATCAGCGTCTGCTGCCTGCTCTCAAAGCGGTGCTGGCCAATACCTGGTGGAAAGAACTGTCAGTTCGCCCGACCTGGCCGGCAGCGGTGTTCAGCGTCGAGACCGCACCGGAGCCCGGATGGTGCGCCGGTGGCGGCTATGACGCCCACGACGCCACGGTGATCGTGCTCAGCCGCAGCGCGGCCGAGCTGGACGCCCTGCTGCCCACCAGCGGCGGCGGCAGCGTTCGCGCTGCTGTCGAAGCGATGGAGCACTACCAGTGGGAGGTGGGCTGCGAGGACGCGGACTATGAGGACGATCCGCAGGTCTATGCCCGCGCCCTGATCGTGCGCTTGCGCACGCCCCGATTCACCACAGCAAAGGACACGCCATGACGGCAAAGAAAGACAAGGACGAAGCAGTGCACACGTCTGCACCGGCCCCGCAGAGCACCAAACTGGCGAAGCCCGCGCACCACCAGGCCACCACGCTGCCGCCCCGGGATGAGTTCCACGGCAAGGCGGGCCGCTACGTGCGCGACCCCGCCACCGGCCTGCGCGTGCCGCAGGACTGAACGCAGGCCCTATCCCTCAACCTCTGAAAGGATCCCCCATGGCAAAGTCCATGAAACAGATGCTGCTGCTGGCCATGGTCCAGACGGCGGCGGGCACTGCGGCCACGCCTACGGCGGCGGCCAATGCCATCCTGTGCCGGGCGCTGATGCCCGAGCCCATCACGGCCGACCAGGTGGCGCGCGACCTGATCCGCCCCTACAAGGGCAACAGCGGCAAGCTCACGGCCGGCGAGCATCGCAAACTGTCGTGCGAAGTGGAAATTGCCGGGAGCGGCATGCCAGGCGTGGCACCCGCCTATGGCGATCTTCTGCAGGCCTGTGGCTTTGCGGAGACCGTCACGGCCGGCACTGACGTGCAATACACGCTGGTGAGCGGCGGTGAGCCGCTGCTGACGCTGTATGGCTATCTGGATGGCACGCTGTTCAAGATCGTGGACGCCAAGGGTACGGTCAGCTTCGAGCTGAACCCCAAGGGCATCCCCGTCATGAAATTCGAGTTCCTGGGCGCTTACTCCAAGCCGGAAGAGGGCGCCATGCCCACGGGCGTGGATTACTCGAAGTTCATGCAGCCCAAGGTCGTTGGCAAGACCAACACGCCCACGCTCACGATCTTCGGGCACAGCGCCTGCACCAGCGCGTTTTCGGTCAACTTGGCCAATCAGTTGAACTGGCGCGAGCTGATCAACTGCGCGGGCGCGGCCAGCCCCGACCGCCAGCCCACGGGCTCCATCACGATGGAGTTTCCGAAGGTCACGACAAAGGACTGGACCGAGATCGTGCGCAACAGCGAGCGCGGCGCGGCCGTGATCGTCCACGGCGTGGACCCCGGCAACATCGTTGAGCTGCAGATGCCCAACATCCAGCCCGGCCCGTTCACGCTCAGCGATGACCAGGGCGTGGCAATGATGGCCTTGCCCTTCGACCTGGTGCCCATCGTCGGCGATGACGAATTGGTGCTGATCGTGCGCTGACGTGATTTCCCTTCCCCTGCCGCCAGAGGCCGCCTTGTGCGGCCTTTTGCTTTTGGTGCTCGCACGGGCCGCCGTGCGCCACCGCATCCGCTTTCTTTTTCAGCAACTCAGGAGTTCATCCATGTTCAATCTCACCCCCTCGGAAACCTTCAAGGAAACCGTAAAGATTCAGGTCAAGACCGAAAGCGGCTCTTGGCGCGAAGAGTCGTTCACGGCGATTTTCCTGCGCTCCGATGAAGAGCGCCGCCAGGAACTGCACAACAAGCCCTTTGCGGAAGTCGTGGAGGAATTCCTTGTGGGCTGGGAAATGAAGGATCTGCAGCGCGTGCCGGTCGAGTTCAACCCGGACAACAAAGCCGCATTCATGCGCCTGCCTGCCGCCGTGCGTGAAACGGCAATCACGTACCTGCGCACCAACGCGGGCGCCAAAGAAAAAAACTGATCGAGGCCGCGCGCTGGTGGGCGGGCATCCGTCCGCTGCCGGTCGATCCCTTCGCGCCGCAGGAATCCATGCTGGATGCCATGCGCGCGATGGAGGCGCCGGCCGTGGACATCGAGCGCGTGGCACAGGCCATTGCCGAGCAGCGCGCGGCCGTCGAGCAGCCCCCCGAGGAATTCGGGATCTACCGGGATAACTGGCCCGTTGTCACGGCCTGGCGGGCGCTGGAAACACAGTGGCATTTCGCGGGCATGGATGGCACCCGCATGGGCCTGCACTACGGCTGCGCCTCTGCCTGGCTGGACATGTTCGTGCCCCAGCGGCAGCGCCGCAAGGTCATGGTGGGCCTGATGGTCATGGAGCGCGGCGCGCTCGCGGCCCTGAATGAAATCCGAGAACAAAGCAAGGAGGACTAGCAATGTCTGCATTGGGATCGCTGGTCGTCAAGCTCGCGCTGGAGTACGCGCAATTCAGCCAGGGGCTGCAGTCCTCTGAGCAGGACGTGAAGCAGCACGCCAAGCGCGTGCAGGATGCCTATGACAACATGGCCGCCGGCGTGTCGGCCCGCATGGACAGCCTCAAGGGCGCCGTGCTGGGCGCCATCGGCGGCGCGATCAGCGTGGTCGGGATCACCTCGGCCATCGCCAAGATCAAGCAGGAGACCATCGACGCAGAGAAGGAGCAGACGCAGCTCGCGGCGGTGATCAAGGCCACAGGCGGCGCGGCGGGCTGGAGTGCAGAACGGCTCAACGCCATGGCTGACAGCCTGGAGAAAAACAGCAACTTCAGCGCAGGCCAGATCACACAGGCCCAGACCCGTTTGCTTGGCTATGCCGGTGTCGTGGGGGAGCAAGTTCCCCGGGCGATGCAGGCCGTGGTCGATATGTCCGAGCGCATGGGCTACGAGGTCACGGCATCGGCCGAGACCATCGGCAAGGCGCTGGACGTTCCCAGCGAGGGCCTATCCGCGCTGACAAAGCAGGGCTTTCGCTTCACCGATGCGCAAAAGGAACTGGTCAAGCAATTCGAGCGCACGGGCCAGACGGCAAAGGCGCAAGAGATCATCCTGCAGGCCCTGGAATCTACCTACGATGGTGCTGCAAAGGCCGCACGCGACACGCTGGGCGGTTCGCTGACGGCTGTCGGCAACACCATCAACAGCCTCATGACGGCGGACAGCGCGAGCCTGCCAGGCCTGCGCGATAGCGTCGAAGGGCTCAATAGCACGCTCAACAGTGATGACGTGCGCAACGGCTTTCAGACCCTGATCAGCGGGCTGATCGACGTGGGCAGCTTTGCCGCCAGCAGCATGGCGGGCATCGTCAAGCTGGGCCAGGCCGTGGCCGAGCACAAGGGCGAAATCGGAGTGGTGCTGGGCATGATTGCCGGCACGGCCACGGCGGCCGGGGCGCTGCAGGTTGCCAATGCCATCGGCGCCGCTGGCGGGGTGTGGGGGGCATTGACCAAGGTGCGCGGCGCGGTGATCGCGCTGAGCCTGGCCCTCGCGGCGAACCCGGCCACCCTGGTGCTGCTGGGCATTGGTGCGGCCACGGGCGCGGCCATTGCATCCAACATCGGCGATCCCGTTGGGGACCGGCTCAGCAAAGAGATTGAGTATCAGACGGAGCGGCTTGCTCAAAAAGAGGCGCTTCTTGCTCGGGCTGGCGGGCCGCGTGGCCAGATGACCGCAAAGCTTGAGGCCAACATCGAGGGCATACGCGCACACCTGAAAGAGTTGAAGGCGGCTGCCGGTGTTGTAGAGCCGGCGGTTGCGGACGTGGCGGCAGCTGTTGAAGGTGTTGCAAAGGCTGCGGAGGTTTCTGGTCAGTCCTTGGGGCAGTCGGAAGACTGGATCAAGAAATACGGCACGGCGGCGCAGAAAGCCGCGCTGGAAGTCGAGGAGTGGAAACGCAAGCTCGGCTCTGCATTCACGCCCGAGATGCAGCGCCAGGTCGAAGAGACCTATGCCAAGCAGGATGCGGGGGCCAAGGCCAGCGCGCAGTCGGCCAAGCAGCTGCAAACCAGCTACGACAACCTGCTGCAGTCCATCGCAGAGAAGACGGCAGAGCAGCGACAGGAATTGTCCAGCGGCGAAGCCCTGACCGAGTCCGACAAGATCCGCATCAAGTTCAATGAGGATCTGAAAGACAGCCTCAAGGGCCTGACAGCCGCCCAGCGCGCCAATGTGCTGGCCAAGATCGACACGCTGGCGGCGCTGGAGAAGGAAAACGAGGCCGCGAAGAAGGCAAAGAAGGCCGCCGAGGAAGAGCGCAAGTACCGCCAGGAATGGCTTGGCGTACAGGCCAAGACGGTCGAAGAGCTGGAGGCCGGCAACAAGTCCCTGCGCGAAGAGATTGAGCTGATCGGCCTGAGTGCGGACCAGCAGCGGGCGGTCCTTGAGCTGCGGCAACTGGCTGTGATCCTGTCCAAGGAACAGCAACTGGCCGAGATGGAGCGTGCTGCTGCCTTGACCGGCACCATGACGGCCGAGCATGCACTGCTGCAGCAGGAAATCGCCCTGCTGCGCGAGCGCCTGGCCCTGACCTCCCAGAAGGACGGGAAAGAGGCCGCTGCCAAGGCTTCGGCCGCCAGCGTGACCGAATGGCAAAAGGGCGTGGACCAGATCGGCCAAAGCCTCACGGATCAACTGATGGCCGGGGGGCGGTCGTTCGGCGACTACCTCAAGAACCTGGCGCGGACGTTGATCCTGCGGCCGCTCATCATGCCGATGGTGCAGCCTGTGGCCGCCTATGCGGCGAACATGCTGGGCCTGTCTGATGGCGGTGGTACGCAGGGCAATGCCCTGGCTGGCGTCAAAAGCGTGACGGATATCTGGTCTTCGTTCTCGGGCGGTAGCTCGGGAGTGGTCGCATCGGGCGTGATCGGTCTGGGCAAGCTCATGGGCAGCAGCTTTTTGGGTGAGCTGGGCGCGGGCATCGCTGCAGGCGGGCAGCTTGGAATCGGTGGCGTGGCTTCCCTATGGGGATCTGCCAGCGGCACGACTGCGGCCGGCATGGGATTGGGCGCTGCAATTCCCTACATCGGTGTTGCGATTGCGATTTTCTCGCTGCTCAAGAGCGGCTTGTTTGGTTCCCGTGGCCCCAACCACTCGGGCGGTGTCTATTCGACCAGGACGGACGACTGGGACGACGCCACAAAGCAGGCGCTGGGCAAGGATGCGTGGGGCAATGCGCTGGGCGACTTCACCAAGCGCGGCAACAAGGAACTGGGCGAGCAGCTGGGCACCACGGTGAAAGCCTTGGCCGAGGTCTACAAGTCCCTGTCCAAGTACGCGAGCGGCAACGTGCGCGAGGTGGACATTGCCGCAGGCTTTGCGACCAACCCGAAGTATGGCGATGAGGACGCCCACGGCTATTTCCAGATCATCGACAAGGTGACGGGCGAAGTGCTCAAGTCGTACAAAAACCGCGACTTGGGCAACGACCCGGAAAAGGCCTTCACGCAGTTCGTTGCCGACATGGGTGGCGCCCTGGTGGGTGAGCTGAAAAAAGCCGACCTGCCGGCCTGGATGCGCGATGTCTTTGACGAGCTGGGCGACGACATCACGCTGGACAGCTTCAACGCGATGCTGCAAAAGGTCCAGCTCACGGCCACGGCGGTGGAGGGTTGGACAAACAACATCGTCAACTTCGGCGAGATGGGCGACAAGGCGATTGCCAAGCTCATCAAGGAGATGGGGGGCATCGAGAACGCGATAGCGGGCATCGACGCCTTCTATGCCGGCTTCTACACGGAAAGCGAACGGGTCGAGAACGCCGCGAAGGTGCTGAACAAGTCGCTGAAGGATCTGAAGCTGGAGATTGACCCGCGCCAGGGCCAGGCTGCGAAAGAGCAATTCCGCAAGCTGATCGAAGCGGCGATGGCCGCCGGGGATGTCGAGCTGCTCGCCAAGCTGCTGCCCATGGCCCAGATGTTCGGCGAGGTGGCCGACGCTGCTGGCCGCGTGCTGGATGGTTTGAAGGAGGACCGCTCCAAGTTGGAAGCCGAGTACCTGCGCGCAACGGGCCAGACGGACAAGTACCGCGAGGCCTTGCGCAAGCTGGCGACCGAAGGCATGACCGAGGCCGAGCGCGCCGCGTGGGATTACAACGAGGCGCTGCGCGCGGAGATCGCGGCCCGTGACAAGCAAGCGGATCTTGAGCGGCAGTTGCTAGAGCTTTCCGGCGACACGGCCGAGCTGCGCCGGCGCGAGCTGGCCGCACTGGACCCCAGCAACCGCGCGCTGCAGCAGCGGATATGGGCGATTGAGGACGAGCGCGAGGCCGTAACAGCGGCCCACGATCTGTTCCGGCGCGCGTACCAACGCGACCGCGATGCGCTGCAGGGCCAGGCGTCAACGCTGCAAAGCACCATCAGTGCGATCAGCTCGGCCGTGGGCATGCTCAACAGCACGGCCAATGACCTGTGGGGCAGCGTGGACAGCACGCGGCAACTGCTGGCGGCGCAGGGGATGGTCTACATCGAGCGCGCGCTGGCGGGCATGCGTGCCGGGGCCTCGGTCACGGACTATGCAGGCCTGCAGGACGCCATCGGTGCAGCGCGCAATGGCATCACCAGCGGGGAGTACACCAGCGAGTTTGAACGCCGGCGCGACACCAAGGTGCTGGCGGGCCAACTGGCCGAGATGGGCGAGATTGCCGGCATACAGCTGTCGTTTGAAGAGCGGCAACTGAAGGCGGTGCAGACCCAGATCGAGCAGCTGGATGCCCTGGCCAATACCGCTGACGAACTCGTCAACGGCACGGCCGCGCTCAGCGACACGGTGCGCGGGTACTTCGACAAGCTGCTGGCGGCGCTTGGCACGACAAAGCCGAGCACGCCGGGCAAGCAGCCTGGCCAGGACGACGGCGGCGCAGTGTGGGGGCCTGGAGGTGGTGGCAGCGATCCGGTGGACTCCAAGTATTCGCGGCCGCGTAGCGATGGCTCGGGCGGCACCTGGTACGAGTCAGTCGTGGACGCCGGGACTGTCGGCAAGCTGGACGGCCTGTATGACAAGTACCACGCCTATGACGGCACGGGCGACCTCACCGGTCTCATGCAGACCATGCGGGACGCCGGCGCCACGCTGCAAGACCTGGAGGCCTTGAGCGGGTTCTACGCGCGCGATTGGGCCGAGGTCGAAAAGATCACCGGCATCAAGCTGCCCGCCTTCGACATCGGCACCAACTACGTTCCGTTCGACATGCCGGCCATCGTGCATGCGGGCGAGCGCATCGTGCCTGCGGCCGACAACCGCCGGCTGATGGCTGCGCTGGATGGTGCTGGCGGCCCTGCAGGCGGGGCAGTGCTGGAGGTTCTGCAGGCGGTGCGCGAAGGGATCGATGCCCTGCGCGATGCGGCCGAGGCGACCGCAGGACACACGAGCGTGCTGCCCGATTACACGGACCAGCGCGACCGCGTGAGCGGCGGCGGAAATGCGGACTACGTGGTGATTGCCAATGTGGAAGAGGTGGCCGAAGGGCTGGCGAAGGTACTGGAGAAAGGAACGGCATGAACATACTTTTGCCCATCACGATCACGGAGGCCATGATTGCGGCCGGGACCACCATCCCGGCCGTGGATGCGGGCATGGGGGAGGTGGCTTGGGTGGCCGGCGACTATGCGCTGGGCGCCCGGCTCACCTACAAGGGCTGGACCTGGCAGTGCACCAAAGCCATTGCCGGTGCTCCCGTCAATGCCTACACGCCCGACGATCCGCGCGCTTCACAGCATTGGGAAAAGGACGAGAACTCTCCCACCAATCGCATGGCGCCGTTTGACGAATACGTCTTCACGGCAGCCATGCAGCGCGGGGGCCTCAAGTATGTCTTGACGCCCCCGTTTTTCAATGGCGTGGCGATGTACGGCGTGGAGGCGGATCAGACCGACATCAAGGTCTATGAACCGGGTGCTGCACCTGGTGCGCCGCCCATTCACTCGCATGGGCAAACCATGTGGGAACAGGCGTTTGGCGAGTGGGAATACCTGTTCGGCAACCTCGACAAGACCAACAAGTACACGGGCTCGGGTTATCCAATCCGGCCCGTGTCTTCGTTGGAAATCACGCTGAGCCGCAGCGATCCGCAGGCCATGGCCGAGTTGGGCTATCTCAGCATCGGCCAATGGCAGCAACTGCTTGCGCCGCTGTCGGACAAGGGTGGCACGGAGTTTGGCGCGGAAGTCTCGCCCAAGCGCTATGGCCTCTGGAAAGCCAATGGTGACGGCACCTACCTGCGACAGAAAGGCCGCGTGGCCAAGCTCATCACCGCATCGGTGCTGATCAATGCCAAGGACGCCCCGCGTGTTTCGCGGCTGCTGGAAAAGATCATCGACATCCCCGTGGCCGTCGAGGCCAGCGATCTGCCGCAGTACGGCCATATCTCAACGGTGGGTTTCGTCACCGGCACGGTGCGTGCCGAGCGCGCCACTTACGCAAGAGTCAATATCAAAGTAGAGGGCAACGTATGAGCCTGATTCCCGAAATACCGGCAGCACCCTTTGTGCCGCTGTATCCGGCCCTGGGGAGCCTGAATTTCAACCAGGAGGCCTATGCCTACGGCACGGCCATGCCTGGCGTGACGACGCGGCTGCGGGAGATTGCGGCCGCATGCCGTGAGTGTGCCCTTGCCGCTCGGGAGGATGCGATGTCGGCCGAGTCCTCGCGCATGCAGTCCGCTCAGCAGGCTGACCAGGCCATGGGCTACCGCAACCAGGCGGGCGCGGCTGCAACGGCGGCGGAAGCCGCTCGCGCGACCACTCAGGGCTACGCAGCGACTGTGGCGGCCAGTGCCGCATTGGTTGATGACAAGCTTCTGGGTGGTCGGGCAATCGCTCCCACCACAAACAACCAAGGCGGGCCAATCTCTACGGGGGCGATGTACTACAACACGGGCGCCAATTCTGCGCTGAAAGACAAGTGGTACATCTGGAGCGGATCGGAGTGGAAATTGGGGCCGGGTGATTTCTCTGGCGCCTTTGTACCTCTGTCCGGCGCCACCATGGCTGGACCGCTCAAGGTCCGCCCCAATGCCACGGGCGAGGAGGCTCCGCAGGCTCAAGAGGTGGTGCAGAAAAACGGCCCTTTCAACCAAGGCGGCGAGCTGATGAGTTCGGCGGTATTCGGGCAATGGGCCTCATATGCCGCTGCAAACAAGGCCGGCATGGGGGCTGATTGGCCTTTTCGTAACCTTATAGCCGACACCCCGATTCACTGGAACGCATTCACTTTTGGTGCCTCCACGCGAGGCACTCAAATTGCATCGCAGGCATTCGCTATTCCGGGGATCTCAGGGGACTTTGTAATCCGCACAAAGCATGACGCCGGCTGGTCTCTATGGTCTCGCATCCTCACCGACACCACGCTCATGGAGCGCGAGAAAACAGCCAATGTTCCAGCGGGCACGACCACGTATGACGTGAACCCGCAAGAGGGCAGCGTCCATTACGTGGTGATCAATGGGACCGTGACATTCAACCTGCCGGCCCAAGGCCGTCAGCTGGGCGACCAGGTCACGCTGCGCATCTATAGCAATGGAGGCGTTCGCGCTGTCAGTTTCTCCAGCAACGTCATGCTGCCTTTCGGCCAGGCGTTTCCGACTTACGCGGCGAACCAGATCCTGACGCTGGTCTTCTTCTATGGCCGGCAGAACATCTGGGACTGCTTTTTTGGTGGAGTGCACCAGGGATGATCTCTCGATGGCTTATGGCATGTGGTCCCAAGACCACTCGCGTCAACATTGCCGCGCACGTACGCAGCCCTGACATCCGAGCCCTCGCCGTGGCGGCGGGTTGGGACGGCGCTGGGCAGATCGTGCTCACCATCAATTCAGGCATCGACGTGGCCGCGCTGCGCGTGGAAAACATCCCGCACGATGTGCTGCATATCGTTGTGAACTCTTCAGCTCGTATGGGTGGGCTGATCAATGGGGGGACTGCGCTGTACACACGCACGCGTATCCGCCTCACGAACGGCGGAACCATGTTCGGTGGCGGCGGGAGGGGCGGCGGCGGTGGGCAGGCCTGGGTCAAGTACCTGTTTGATGACGGCATTTACTGGGCCTTCGGTGGCAACGGTGGGCGGGGGGCAGGGTTCAGTGAGAGTGGCGCCGTGACGATGCTTTCCCAGGCCTACGGTGATTCAGGGACGTACTGGCGATATGGAGGTGCTGTCCTGGGCGGTGAGACCGCGCCCTGGGCCGAAGGCGGTACAGGCGGCTCGGGCGGCGCAATCGGGCAACCCGGCAATGGGGGCAGTTACGCCACCTGGGGCGGTTCCTACCAAGACCATGGTGAGGGCCTGCCGTCAAACGGTCAGGCGGCCGGCTGCTACGTGGATGGCAATGAATATGTGACCTGGCTTGCCACTGGCACCCGCTTGGGCCGAGCTATTTGAGGAGTTCGAGATGTTCTATATCGACAAGGAAACCCAGGCTTATCCGCTCAGCGAAGCGGACATTCAAGAGCGGCACCCCCGGGTCCTGATGGCTCACTGTCTGGAGCAGTACGCGCCAGTCCAGCCGCAGCCAATCCCGAGCACGATTCGGAAACGCATAAACCCGTGCAGATAGAACCCCGTGTAGTTGAGGGCGTTTGGCATCAACAGTGGGAAATCGTCCCGTTGTCGGAGACCGAGCTGGCGGACGTTGCCCGGGCCAGGGCTCTGGCGGAAAAAGAAGCGCTGGAAGCAGCTCGAACTCGCGTGACAAAGCGCCAAGCGCTCTTGGCGCTCTACGACCTCAAGGAGATCCGCGAGGACGCAATCCTGGCTGCGATCAATGCCATTGAGGACGAGCACGCGCGCTATCGAACTCTGGTGGACTGGCAGGGCGCCGCCACGGTTGAGAGTGACAGTCCGACTGTGCTACTGCTGGCTGGTGCGCTCAACATCACGGCCGATCTGCCCGCGCTCTTCGCGTATGCCGAGGCCATGTAGCCGCCGCGCTAACACTCCAACACAACCCGCCTCGGCGGGTTTTTTCATGCCCGAAAGGATCTGATGCCCGAACCCACAACTACTGCAGCCGGGCTCGCTACTGTCGCCGGCGCCGCAGTCTCGACGTCTGCACTCACGGCCTTCGGCGTGCCGCTGGGCCTGCACGTGGATCTGCTGCTGGCCGGCTTCTTCGGTGCCCTGGTGAGCATCATCTTGCTCAACACCGTGCCGGGCACTGCGGACACCTGGCGCGAACTGCTGCGCACTTCCGTGCGGCGGCTGGCCGTGGCCTGGGCCTCCTCGATCACGGCTGGCTATCTCACGCCGCTGGCACTGCTCATCGCCAACGTGCCGGCATCGCTGATGCTGTCAATGGCGTTCCTGGTCGGTGCCGGCGCGCAGCGCGTGCTGCTCGCTCTCATGCGCAAGTATTGGCCGCAGGCCGGGGAGAACTGATATGCGAGTTCTCGGCTTTTTTGCTCTTTGGATCTTCGGCCTGATCGTCCTGGCCGAGGCCCTCAACAAGCTGGAGCGCACGCGGCCGTGCCTGCCAGGCCTGACCAGCAATCAGCGCCTGCTTGCCTGGCTCAAGGCCCTGGCCTGGTGCCTGCTCGCTGCCGCCGGCGCCGGCGCGCTCGTCGCGCCCATCTTCGATTTCCCAGCACCCACGGCTCGCGAACTGTGCATGTTCGCAGGCTTTGTCGTGCTCATCGTTCGTACCCGATTCAAAGAGGGATAGACATGCAATTGACCCCCCATTTCACGCTGGCAGAAATGACTGCCAGCAGCACGGCCCAGCGCCAGGGCCTGGACAACACGCCCACGCCCGAGGCGCTGCAGCGCCTGGCACTCACGGCCGCGATGCTGGAGCGAGTGCGCGCGCACCTGGGCGTGCCCATCATCGTGACCAGCGGCTACCGCTCGCGCGCTGTCAATGCAGCCGTTGGCGGTGTCACCAGCAGCGATCACGCGATAGGCGCGGCCGCTGACATCGTGGCGCCCCAGTTCGGCATGCCCTACGCCGTGGCCAAAGCCCTGGCCCCGCACGTCAACGCGCTGGGCATTGGGCAAATCATCTATGAGTCCGTGAGCGGCAAGCGCTGGGTACACCTGTCCACACGCACGCCGGACAAGCCCGTCAACCGCGTGATCACCGTCAGCGGCAAAAGCACGCTGGTGGGCGTACAGGAGGTGTAGATGCTGGCCCTCCTCAAATCCCGCGCCTGGCAGCTCCTGGCCCTTGTGCTGGCCGCGCTGCTGCTTTGGCAGAGCGTTGGCCATCTGCTCGCTTTGCGCGCGGCCGACAGGGCCCGCACTGACCTAGCAACCGAACGAGCCGCCGCAACTGCAGCGGCCGCCGAAACCTCCGAGCGCTATCGAAAACTGGAAGGCACCTACCGTGAAAACCTCGACACCATCACCCGCGAGTCTGGCCAGGCACAAGCCCGCGCTGCTGCTGACGCTGACGCTGCCCGTGCTGCTGCTGGCCGGCTGCGCGGCGACCTCGCCGACTACATCACCGCCCACCGTGCGGCCGCCAATGCTCGCGCCGCTGCAGGACAGTGCGCGCCAGACACCAGCGCCCTCGATCTGCTTGCCGAGCTGCAGCGCCGCGCTGATGAGCGAGCGGGAGAGCTGGCGCGCATTGCTGATGAAGCCAGCGGCAGGGGGCGAGCTTGCGAGCGAGCCTATGATGCGGCACTCGCCTTGATAACAGTAGCTCAT